TCCTCATGCTCAACGCAGATCGTTCCTGCCTCATCAGCTATCAATGCAAAGAATGCGATCTCAATGTTATCGATCGTAAGTCCCAGATCAGGCTCGTGCTGCTTCTCTTCTTGTGTCTTATCTTCCATGTGTCTCTCTTTCATTTAGCAGTAAACACCATGCCTACTGAACAACCTATAGAGTACACGATACACAGAAACGTACAAAGAACATAATACACCAAAATACAAAAAAAATATAAGGTAGTTTGGACTCTCAGCGGATGATCAGACTGCATCTCTATGCGCCCGTACACGTGCAACGATCATACCAACTGGTAAATGTCAATGATAAAAATGCACAATCTTTTATGCGAATATACTTGACCGACTGCTGCGAATACTATCTTGATGATGCGTACGTTAATGTACCAGGAATTAAATAACATCTTATGAAGAAACGATAGGCCCAGGGGGTTTTTTAGAGGCCACCCAAGACTTTTAAAGTTTGCGAAAATTTTAGCTTTAGACCCACAGGAAACATTTTAAATATTTGGTTGACAATAATGTTATTCGCCTTTATTAAAGAAATGATGATACCTGATATTGATGATTTATCTTACATAGAGTGTTATGAGTGTAAAAATTTTTTTTATGTATACGAGTTACCTAATAGTCTTAATGACCCTGTTTATTGTGCCTATTGTGGTATTAAATTCAACCAAATGATGGATATAAGCGATGAGTGAAAAGACCTGTGATAAGTGTTGTTGTGTTGACACTGAAGAGAATCCTATTTTTGAGATACTAGATGATGGTATGTGCGTAGATGAATGGGTTTGTATGATGTGTTTTGTAGAGGAGATGGATAAAGACGATGGCTAATGTACCTGACAGATACACACAGAAGGCTCAGGACGAGCGTGATTGGAAGAAGAGTAAGACGAGGGCAGGGGATAACTACAACTCTGCTAGGTATGACAAGAAGGCATACGAGAACAACTATGACGAGATAGACTGGAGCAAAAAGGGTTGACGGCTAAAGAGATATATGACGACATGAAAGTGTCTGATAATAAAAAATTGTGGGCTTACGCCCAAGAGTTGGCAGAGTTCAAGCGTAAAGAGGCCAAGTCGGCTAAGATTCAGAGTTCTTTAGATGATGTTGACTTTACCGATACCGATAGTATGCGACAGATTGTTTTTCAGCATTTGTTAGCAGAGAGTGGCAGGGGTAACGCACAGGCTTCTGACAAGCTAGGTAAGTATCTAGGCTTAGAGCAAGAGAAACAGAAGATAATTATACAGGTGATTGATTTTGCAGACGCATACATCGAAGAAGATATTGCTTCCACAACTGAAGCCGAGATTCTATCAGACTAACTGTTGGAAGGCTTTAGACAATGGGGCTAGGAATGTATTAATTAGCTGGCCTAGACGGCATGGTAAGGATGTCACTACAGCTAGTATTTTATCTAAACGTGCTATGCAGCGTGTTGGTTCGTACTACTACTTGTTTCCTACTCGCAAGTGGGCAGAGCGTGCTATCTGGAATAACATTGTGACTATAGGGGACAAGTCCGGGCATCTTCTAGACTTGATATTCCCACCTGAGATTGTGGCATATAAGAACAATACTGATATGAAACTTGGGTTGATTAACGGCTCAGTAATTAACTTTAGCGGTACAGACAACCTGGACTTCGTGGGGCAGGGGGGTTATGGGTACGCACTATCTGAGTTCTCGTTGCACAAAGAAGAGGTGACAGGATTTTTGGCTCCTATTTTGGACGAAGGCGACTCGTTTATTCTTATGAACGGCACGATGCGTGGTAAAAGTAATCAATTATATCAGATGTATCAAGCAAACGTGAACAACCCTGACTGGTTTTGCGAGTGGCTTACACCGCAACAAACGAAGAGATATTGTTGGGTAGGGGACGAAATGAACCTAAACCCAGAGCTTCTCGGAAAAATTGATCCCTTGACAGGGATGACATACATGAACGTGCAGAACCGAGTTGACTCTAAGATGATTAGTTACTCACTAGCCAGGCAGGAGTATTTGAATGAGGCAGTAGCTGATGTAGCCAACTCTGTATATGGGTACGAAATGACTGCGTTAGAAAATGATAGCAAGATAGGGGACATTGACCCACCTGATATGCCTGTATATACCTTCTGGGACTTGGGTATGGACGACCCTACGGCTATTGTTTTTGCAAAGATAGAACACAAACAGTGTACAATTATTGATTACTACGAAAGCACTGGACACGATATAAAACATTATATTGATGTAATAAACGAGAAAGGATACACCTATGCAGGACACTACATGCCCCATGATGCTAAGAAAAGAAATAACACTACCGGTCACAACATTCTGGACTTTTGCCGTACTGAGTTTGGTTTTGAAGTACGTCCGATTCCCAAAACAAATTCAGTCCGTGATGACATCGAAATTGTTAGACGTAACTTGCCTGATATACGAATCAATGAACGATGTGTTCGATTGCTTGAATGTCTCAAGAACTACCAATGGAACGCCAATACTGGAAAAATATTGCACAACGAATACTCACACGGAGCAGACGCAGCAAGAATGATGTTTATGGCTATGCATCACGGCATGGTGCAGGATTATCTAACAAAAGAAAAAAGAACTATTAGAATGGATCATTGGGATGATATGGATTTTATTGTATGACACCTTACGAAAAAGCAAAAACTCTTTATAAAGATGAAAAAGACTTTTACATGGTATTAGATAGTTGTGGTCAAAATGGTGTAATTATCTCTAATAATGAAGTTTTCGCATGTGGATACAAAACATATTCTGATTATATACATAAAAAGTCTTATAATAAACTTGACAAACCTGATACTTGGTTCGTATATTTGCTCGCAGGTAATCCTAGATCAGTATTTGATTTAGTTGAGCCGTTAGAATTTATTTGTTTTGAACGATTTGATAAGAGATTTAGATTAATAAGGTTCGATAGAATAAGAAAACTTTATAGGAGATAAGATGGGATCACCACCAAAGCCGCCACCACCACCACCGCCACCACCACCACCTGCGCCACCTGTTGAGCGTAGAGATGTTTCTGCTCAAGTAGACATAGCTAAAAAACAAACTCAACAGCGAAGGGGCTATCAATCTACAATACTTACATCACGACTTGGTGGTGCAGGAAAAGATACTTTAGGCTAATGGACGCTAAATTTATAATTAAAAAGTACGATGCTATGAATGCTAATGTTCATGGTAATTGGATGAATCTATGGCAAGAGTGCGCTGACTGGTGTTACCAGACTAACGATAACATCAACCGCATTCGTATCGGTGGGCAAGAAAAGCCACCACAACGCTTAATTGACACCTGTATTGAGGCTAACTACAACTTTGCCGCTGGGTTCTTTTCGCACATGTTCCCGCCAAATACTGTGTGGGCTAAGTATCGTCACCCATCTCCTATGATGATGGCTAATGAGAGTGTAGCTAACTACTTTGAAGAAGTTAGTCGTATTATACACCAAGTGCTAATTGGTTCTAACTTTTCTCAAGAATCTTTTCAGGCGTTGCTATCACTCGGCTGTTTTGGAACCAACTGCCTATCATTAGAGGAAGATGATAAGAACATTATTCGTTTTAAGAATGTTGTTGTTTCAGATATTCGTATTGAAGAAAACCATCTTGGAGAAGTAGATACTGTAGCCCGTGAGTACAAGCTGACTTTACGTCAATCTATTCAAAAGTTTGGAAGAACTGCTTTAGAAGAAGCTGAGTTTCAAAACATTGATAACTTGCTTCAGACTAATCCTGACAAGAAATACACATTTATTCAATGCGTTCAACCTCGCATGGACTACAATCCTAAAGGTAAAAAGGTTACAGAGCTACCTTTCGCATCTTACCATGTATGCCGTGATACAGGAACTATGGTAAAAGAAAGTGGTTTTGATTATAATCCGTATAAAGTTTCACGCTTTATGGTAGGCAACGAAGAAGTATATGGTCGTTCGCCTATGAGTATGGTTTTAGGCACAGCTAGACGTACCAACGTAATATACCGATCAATGGTTGCGTCAGCAGAACAACACGCTAACCCTCAATGGCTGATTCCAGACGACGACAGCGTTTCTGGTATGTCTAGTCGTGCAGGTGCATTTATTAGATGGCGGGCGACTAACCCTAACGGTAAGCCAGAGCGACTTGCTCCTAATGGTGATCCTGGAATAGCTTTGGAGATGTTTAAGTTACATGATGAACAGATCAAGCGTATGTTCTTTAACCATTTGTTCCGTCCTCTAGATGCGTATCGCAACATGACGGCTACAGAGGTGCAAGAGCGTATGACTACAGACCTAATGCAGCTTGCTCCATTTGTTGCTCGGTATGTTGAAGAGCATGTTACGCCTGTAATGAACCATGTGTATTACATCTTGGCTAAGAAAAAACTTTTGCCCCCAATACCTCCAGAGTTAGCGGATAGCCCGGAGTATGAGGTTGATTATGTTGGCCGACTCTCAATGGCAACGAAGTCATTTGAGACTATGGGGGCTGTTACTACATTGCGTATGTTTGGCGAGTTAGCACAGCTTGACCCCAATATGTTGCAATCTTTGGATAATGTAAATCCAGACAAGCTATTCCGTGAGATATGGTATGCTAACAGTTCTAGTATGAACGCTCTTAATGACCCACAAAATGTAGAGGTTGAGCGTGAGGCTAAGGCTGCCGCAATGGCAGAACAACAAGCAGCCCAACAGCTACCCGCACTTGCAGATGCAACGCAGAAGTTAAGCGGATCAGTTGACCCAAGTAGTATTGTTGCACAACAGTTAGGAGAGTAATGTCACACGAATTATCTAACTTAATATCAGCATACAAACGTGTGTTTAAAACTCCAGAAGGTTCTGAGGTATTAGATGATCTTAGAGATTTTTGCAACATCGATGCTCAAGCAGGTTCTGATCTTTCTCATGCTGACTGTGCCTATCGCAACGGAATGCAAGACTTGTATAGATACGTCGAGGCAATTATATCAGACGATGAATGAAGAACAGTTTATAAGAAAAGTAAAAGCAATGGTTCGGAAACATGAAGGTTATCGGAACTATGTTTATAAGGATAGCCGTGGATACCTAACAATGGGTACTGGTCATAGGCTAACTGATCAAGAGAAGAAAAAATATAAAGAAGGAGATCGTGTAAATGAAAGCTATCTTGAAGGGTTATTTGAAAAAGATTTTAACTTACATTACAAAAGGGCTAGAGAAATTGAAGGCTTTGATTCGTTAACAGATCAACAGAGAGCAGCCCTAATTGATTTAACATTTAATATGGGTGTTAACTGGACTGCAAAGTTTCCCAACCTAATTAAGAATATAAAGAAAGCCTCTGAGCAAACTAATCCTGTGCTAAAAAAAATCTACATGCGTAAAGCAGCAGGTGAGTTGAAGTTTGTAAATGCTGAGAAGTCTGATTTTACTGAGAGTAAGTATTACGGACAAGTAGGTTATCGAGCAGAAGATAACTTTAGACGCTTAATGAATGATAATAATGAGTGGGATTTAGACGAAGTAAGTTATCAACAAGAATATGGAGGTATAGATGAGCCAGAAGCGAACTTTACTTTCTAGAAAAAAAGAAAAGGCCATACCTAAAACAACCAAAGGAAAGGGTCGGAACTATCGATCTGCAAAAGAAGGTGCGGGTATGACGGCTAAAGGGGTTGCCGCTCATCGTAGGGCTAACCCAGGAAGCAAATTGAAAACTGCTGTTACTGGCAAAGTGAAGCCTGGTAGCAAAGCAGCTAAAAGACGTAAATCATTTTGTGCTAGGTCTAAGGGTTGGACTGGCGAAAGAGGAAAAGCCGCAAGGCGTAGATGGAGGTGTTGATATGAAAAAAGGCTTATACGCAAATATTCATGCAAAACGTAAACGCATTAAAGCTGGTTCAGGGGAAAAAATGAGAAAGCCCGGAACCAAAGGTGCGCCTACTTTGCTGAATTTTAAAAAAGCAGCTAAAACAGCTAAAAAGAAATACTAACAGAAGGAAGCATAATGGAAGAACAGACACCTGTAGAAGCACCCTCAGTTGAGGAAACTGCAACACAGCCTGTAGAAATACTCACAAGTGAAGGCAAGTTTAATGAATCATGGCGTGAGTCCTTGCCAGAAGAATTGGGAAGCCATTCTATCTGGTCTAAATATGACAACCCTGTAGACTTAGTTAAAGGTGCTATTAATGCACAAAGTTTAGCGGGTCGGAAGGCAGAAGAGTTCTGGGCATCTGATGATGCTAACGACATTGCCAAGCGCAATGAACTTATGGGCATCGGATCATCTGTAGATGATTATGAAATATCATACGAAGCTCCAGAAGGTATAGAGGTCGATGAAGATAGAATCAGCGATTTTAAGCAATTTGCTTATGAGAATGGTTTATCTAAAGAGGCAGCACAAGCTCTAGTAAATTGGGAGTTAGAAAAAGTTAGTCAGTCGGTAGGTGATGATGATCGTCAATACGAGCAATCACTGCAAGAGGCTGAAACTGAACTTCGCAACGATTGGAAAGGCGACAAGTACGATTACAATCTTGCTAAAGTTGCTAATTCATTTGATCATCTTGGTCTTGGCGATTTTAAAGAAGACCCTGGTATTGCAAACAACCCTGAGTTTTTAAAAGCATGGTTTGATAATGTAGTTCCTCTTCTTGATAACGATAAGATTATTGAGCAACGCAATTTGGATAATGCACATACGATTGGCGATCAGTTAGCTGAAAATAGTGCTAAACTTTACGCCCATCCAAACACTAATGACTCAACCTATCAAAGTCTACTGCGAGAGCGTGAAGCGTTGTTAACAAAAGAAGCTGAATTAAAAGGTAGTAATTATTAATATTATCTTGACAAGTTAGTAATAGTAATATATAAGGCAATCAGATTTATAAACGGATACCTCGCAAGAGCCTGTGGAAGAATCGAAGGTGAGAACCTAATATTAGGCTAGACCCACACTGTTGTGGACACTCAGGGCCGACTAAAACTAATTAATTATAATCATATAACGGAGAATTATTATGGCGGGAAATCTGCTTAATACTTATGTAATTGGTTTTGACCGGGCTATTCGTGAGACGGTTGAAGTCAAAGGCGGTAAACTTCGTCCTTACGTTCAACTCGCAACAGGCGACTTGTTTCGTAAAGAAGGCGTTTACCAACGCACTACTGGTGGTGGTCTTCCTCAGAAGGTTACTAATCGTTTCGGTGACTCACCTGTGTCAGATATTGACTACAGTCGTCGTCGCACATCTCGTATTTCTTACCAAGATGGTCAATTCATGGATTGGGCTGATGTAAGCAAGATGGGTGTTGATCCTCGCAATGCTAAGTTGCAAGTTATGAAGAACAAGTTCATGCGTCAAGAAGACATTATTCTTGATAAGGCTCTTTTGGCTTCTGCTCAAGGTGGAGCTGAAGGTCAAACTCCTGTTGATCTTGGTGCATCTAACTTCGTTGAAGTTGACGTAACTACTACAGGAACTGCTGAAGGCTTCACTTATAAGAAGTTCTTGGCTGCTCTAGAATTATTCGGTAGCAACAACGTAGACATCGACTCTCAGGCTCCTGTTTTCAAAATTTCTTGGAAACAATGGAAAGACATGATGGATGATGATAACTTCATTAACTTTGACTACACTTCTCAACGTCCTGTTGACCAGTCTGTAGGAACTGTTTATGACTACATGGGTGCGAAGTTCTGCATTAGCAATATCCTTCCTTACATGGATGAAGATAAAACTACTGCATATGCTGCGGCTGATATTAATGTAGCCGACACTGACATCAATACAACAACTGGAACATGGAGCAACACAAATAGTGTAGCTACTCGTTCAGCTTACGCATTTATGCCTGACGCTGCGTTGTTGGAAGTCAACCCTGACTTGACTACTAAGATTGCAGAGCGGTCTGATAAGTCGTTCAACTACTACGCTTACATGAAGGCAGAGTTCGGTGCTGTCCGTATGGAAGAAGAAAAAGTTGTTGTCATTCCTTGTCTAGAATCTTAATCATAAGGAGATCATAAAATGGCTAAAACAAGCGAAGTTACAGCGTTAGACGCAGGTTTAGTTACTAAGTCTAACTATCGTGGCAATGTTCAAGTTATTACTGTAACAGAAGCCACAGGAACAGCAGGTACTTCTTATGAGGCTACAGGCGTTCTTCCACAAGAAGCTAAATTAATCGCATCTATGATTAATGGCGCAGGTACTTCTGATATTGGAACTACTGCGGATGGCTCTACTAGCATTCAAGCTAATCAGGCTGATAATACACTTACCATTAACAACGCAGACGTTGGTGGTAAAGTTATTACTGTTAACCCTGATTCGACAGGTGCTATTAGCGGTTTCTTGTTAATTGCAACAAACGAGTAATACATTGGGGAGGGCAACCTCCCCTTACCCCTTTTTTTAATTTGGAGATAACATGGCTCTATCAAAAGTCGTACTTACAAACCTAGCACTTTCTAAAATTGGTAGCGACCGTCTTCAGATTACCAACTTTGATACAGACACAACAGTAGCCGGAAACCAAGCCAGGTTACACTACGACCAAACTCTTGAAGAGCTTGCACGAATGCACTCTTGGAACTGTTGTAAGAAGCGAACGGAGGTAGGCGCATTTAAAATTGAACTTACTCCGGATGCTTCAACATTAGCTGCTGGTGGATTTAGTGGGATTTTAACGGCAACATCTACAGACTCTAATGGAAGACCTGTATACACTACAGGCACAAGTGGTCAAAATGGTTATATTAATTTAGCATTTAATGATACGGCAGGAAAGTGGTCTATTACTTATGGTGCTAATAATGGTAATAATGTTGCTAATGCTTCACCGCCAGACGGCCCTACATATACTGGATATAATCCGTTTACTTTATATAGTGGTGGTGTATATACCGTTGCTATAGTAAAGCCAGAGTTTGAATACGACTATTCATACAGAATACCTACAGATGCTGAACGATCTTTTTATGTTACAGATAGTTCTGCTGTATACAATTATATTAAACCAAGAGTTGATTGGGTTCGTGAGGGAAATTCTATTTTAACAAACGAGCCTAGATTGTTTTTATGTTATGATGCAATTCCTCTGCCAGAAGATATGGATTCTTTGTTTGCAAAAACCTTTTACACAATGTTGGCAATGAAGCTGGCCGTTCCGATTACAGGAGATCGTGAACTTGAAATTAGTTTGTTAGAAGAAATAAATAGCGTTATTTTGCCAGAAGCAAGACGAGTTAATGGATTTGAAAGATTAGAAGCACCGACGCTTGATAGCGAGTGGTTAGAAGCTACTGTTATATCTCCAAGTTCATTATCAAACTCCTGGCCACCTTTTTCACAAACTTCTTATGGCTCTTTTGAATAATGGCAAAGTTACCAATAAACAATTTTAATGGTGGTGAGGTTTCTCCATACCTATATGCCCGTGAAGACGTAGACGGAATCTACAACAAGAGTTGCTTGAAGATGGAGAACTTTATTCCTCTGCCTTATGGTGGTGCGACCAGACGACCTGCTACTAAATTTCTTGGAGAATCTAACTCCGGGAAAGTAAGATTAATTCCATTTACATTTAGTGTTAGCGAAAACTACCTACTTGAGTTTGGTAATCAATATATTCGGGTATGGAAGAATGACCTACCTCACACAACGGGTAATTCTGAAATTATATTAGGAACACCATATTCAGTAAATGATTTAGACGATATAAAATTTGCACAGTCTGCCGATATATTATTTTTAGTTCATCAAGATCATCCACCACAACAGCTAAAAAGATTAAGTGATACTAATTGGTCTTTTAGTGAAGTTAACTGGACGTTTCCACCAATGATGCAGGAAAACACCGATGTAACACATTTTATTACAACCACACAGACTACTGGTGAAACAATTCTTACATCTAATCTTGATTTGTTCCAACCAGAACACGTTGGCAGTTATTTTCAATTTAGAGTAGCACGAACAAATGATAGCTTAACATTAGAAGACAGAGTTACTGCTAATCATGTTTCAGGTTCAATAAATGTATCCAATACTGCATGGGACTTTGAAACTGGTTCTACTTGGAGTGGCCGTGTTACTATCGATAGGAGTTTAGATGCGGGCATTTCATTTCAGGAATATATTACTGTAGCCGACACCAGATCAATAAGTAGTTCGGGGGAACTTAAAAACTTTTCTGTTAGTTCTCCTGGTAAAGAGGGCGCAAACACTTTTCTTCGTGTTCAATATGAAGAGGGTGATTACCAAAGCAATAGCTTTCAATACTCTTTATCACCTGTCGATCCCTACATAACCTCTTTAGTTAGAATTACTAATTATACTAGTGCGAAACAAGTAACAGCTATTGTGATAAGTGATTTTCAGGAAGCGATTAGCAGTTATACTACTCTTTGGACAGCAAGCACTGCTTTTTCTGTAGGTGATAAAGTTAAATTTAATTCTGGATTAGAGTACGCTAGTATAAGTAAAGACTTATCTGCATTTAACGGATTATGTGCTACTGTAGATAATGTTGGCGCAGCAGACTCAAATAGAACAGCAGGCACTTATGACTTCTTAGACGGAACTACAACTGGAATAAGTAGCACAGGTACTGGTGCTGGAGCTAGAATAAGAGTAGTGGTAGCAGCGGGAACTGGTGCAGCTACTGTTACAATGCTTGGTGTTTCCGGTAAGAACTACGCTGTGAACGATATATTTACAATTACTGACGCTGCATTGGGCGGTGGTGGTGCGGCTAACTTAACGTTTGATGTTGAAACGATTTCTGATACTTTTTCTTTAAATAATACAAGCGGTGGAACATATGGAGATGCTAAATACTTTGCTATTGACACCTCTGGTAAAGTTAATGTTTTTAGTAAAGACTCATCTGATAATTTTCTGCCTTATGATCAATGGACTGCAAGCGGAATTACAACTGGATATGCTGCCGCAAATAACCTCGATATAGCTTATTATGCTAATCATGTGTATGTTCTTGGAGCAAATGGGTCGGAAAGAACTTTAACACTTACTGCAAATGGAATTACAAATGGGCCAATTAGTGGTGCGCCTCAGATGAGGATAAGAAAATATGATATAGATGGTCAAAACGCTTCTACATTTAAATCATATTTAGCTCCTGCACTTGGGTATAGCAACCCGACAAGAATAGATTCAGATGAACAAATATATCAGCCAAGATCAATAGGCATTTTAAATGGCAAGTTTTATGTTTCATATAGACATTTTGGGGGTGCAATATATTCAAGGTATCATGGGGACACTTTTAGTCATTATGACAAACTTGGCATTGAAAGGCTTGGTGCTACAGGTTCTTTTGAGCAAGGGTTTTATCAGCGTAATTCATCTGCGTATGATGAAAGTAGTGCAGACGGTGGGAGAGGTGATGCGTCATTACCTGCTGGCACTCCATTTTTTAGTGATATTACTGGCGTTAGTGATGCGTCCATAAATGAAATTTATTGTGTTGATTCAGTAAACAATAAAATATCTTTTTTCACTCCTGAATTTACAAGTGGAGGAAATTTTGATTTATCAAGTGAATTTCCCACGACTAATGTTACTGCTTCATTTTACGATGATACAATAGATGGTAGTGAGTTATTCTGGATTGCTGACACTGATGGTAATATAAAAAAATACAACTTTACTACTAAATCTCTGTATTATGAATGTATTAAAGCAGTAACAACACAGAGCGGTGATTTTAGCACTCAATTAAGCGAAGGTCGTTGGTTTGAAACCTCTCCAGAAATGGAGCATTGGTCGGAGGGAGCATTCTCTGATTATAGAGGATACGCTAACTCAATAGCGTTCTTTGAAAGTAGGCTAACATTTGCGGGAACCAAAAATAACCCTAATACAATTTGGTTAAGTGAAATAGATAACTTCTTTGCGTTTGATCCTGGTACATTAGATACAGACCCAATGAGAATTACAATTAATTCTGGGTCTATTGATGGTATAAGATGGCTTGTGCCTCATCGAGCTTTAATTATTGGTACTACTGGAAGTGAGTGGTCGTTAGGTGCGGAGTCTGATAATAGGCCCGTAACACCAACATCGTTTGACATTAAACGCAGAACAACATACGGCACTAACTCAATCGCAGGACTATTGGTAAACTCTGCTGTTTTGTTTGTTATGGGACAAGGCAAGAAGCTACGTGAGTGGATATTTAACTTTGATGCACAGGACTATGTAGCACCAGACTTAACGCTTGTTGCAGAACATATTTCAGGAACAGGATTTAAAGCTATTGCACTACAACAGCAACCAGACAACATTGTGTGGACTATTAATAGCGACAATGAACTAGTAGGTATGACATACGAGCGTGACCAGAAAGTAGTTGGTTGGCATAGACATAAGTGTACTGGTGCATTTGAAAGCGTAACTGTATTACCTACAGATAGTGGGCCAGATGCAGTTTATGTTTCTATTAAACTAACAATTAACAGTCAAGATGTTCGTTACATTTGCAAGCTCGATGACAGAGAGTGGGGTACAAACTATTTAACACAGTACAATGGGCTAGACTACTACACCACAGTTACAAACCTATCGACAGGCAGTATAATTGATTACGACCATGCTATTGGTGAAACATACAAAGTTGTAGCAGATGGTACGACAACATTTACTGGTGTGGTGGACACGGATGGCGATTTAAATATTGGTAGTGCTACTGATCTTGCTATTAGTGCTGCCGAAATTCCTTCTGATAACGCTAATCACTTGAAACTTACCTTCTCTGCTCCACACGGCTTGTCTGAAGGTGATATTATCAATGTAAGTGGCCTAGGTTACAGTACAACAAACCCGAATGTTAAATATCTTTTAGAGTCTGGAAGCATTACAAGTACAACCGTTATTACGACCGATCTAACTGGTGGTACTGAAACATTCTCAACATCTGGTTCTAGTAAAGCTACAGTATATAAACTAGGTGATTCTACTTACTCACGGGTAGTTATAGGTAAAGAATACACAGGCGTATTAGCACCGTTATACTTAAATTATCAAAGCAAAAGTGGAAGTACAAGTGGCTCTAAGTTAAATGCTTCAATGGCTACGTTACGATTTAAAGATACAGTTACCGCAAAAACAGGGCAAACTGAAGCATCTTCTGATTTACAACCTGTTAAATTTGCAGGCACAGGCATGGTTTCTGAGACAGCAGAAGCATATATGTCTAACGCACCAGAATACTTGCAAACTGTATATGTTGTAAGTGATGAACCACAGCCGTGTACTGTCCTTTCTATGACACCGCACGTTGACACAGGGAGTATAAGATAATGTTTGGGGCAATAGTAGGAGCAATAACAGGAATAGCTAGTGCGGGCATTGCAGCAAGAGCCGCTAAAGCGCAGGGTGCAGCATCGCAACGAGAAGCTGAATACAATGCTAAGTTAATGGAAAATAAAGCGTTAGCTATTGAGTATGCGACAAGGGCTGAAAGCGACCGTATGCGTAGAAGTCAACGTAGAATGGCTGCCACACAAAGAGCAGGATTTGCTAAAAGTAATGTTGTTATAACAGAAGATACCCCATTAGATGTTATGTTGGAGCAAATGGAGGAAATGTCTTTAGATATAAACAACTTCCGTAGAAACAAAATGATTGAGGCACAACACGCAAGATCGGGTAAAGAAATGACTCTATATCAAGGTCGCAACGCTGTTTATCTATCTCAGCAAAAAGCAAGAGCCACTATGTTGTCAGGGGTGTTGTCTGGTGTAGGCAAGATAGCGTCAGCGTATACTCCAACTGACCCTGCTGAACAGTTTAACCCATTACTAGCAGAAGCACCTTTTGCTGAGATTGTTACTACTCCTGTTCCAAACTTAGCTTGGAGAGATAGTTTTATGCAAGGAAGAAATTAAAATGCCAAAGATACCATTATATCAACAACAAGTAGGAATAAGTGATCAAGCACCTGGCGTAATGTATGACGCATCTGCCGAGATACAAGCTATAGGCCAAATTGCTAATGACATTGCGGGAGGCGTAGAAAATCTTGGGAAAGGTGTTCAGAAAGGCATTGAGAGGTTTCAAACACTAGAAGATGAATCATCTATAGCTGATGCTAATAGACGTATGGTAGAGTTCCAGAACGATATGATATTAGAGAAACAAAAAGCTCTTGAAGACCCTAGCGTTGGTTATAAAAATTACGAAGAAAAGGTATTACAGCCTAAGATAAATGAGTTTCGTAATGGTCTTTTAAATAGTGGCTATTCTAAGCGTGTTGCAGGTCGTATTCTTGAGACTGCCGATATGGACTTTAGCAACATGATTAAGATGGAGCGTGTTGATCGAGTTAAGAAGGCTACTGAAAATCATGTAGCAAACATACAGCAAGAAGCTGGCCTTATGATTATGACTGAAAGCAGATACGAAGATGGCGTTCAGCGTATTAATGATATGGTTACTAATGGCTATATTACAAAAACTGCCGCTGATAACTTTATATCTGAAAGCAATAAAGCGTACTTTACAACAAAGGCAGAAGCTATAACAGATGAGTCACAGGTTATTGATTTAATGCAATCTCCTAGATTTAAACAAATGAGCGAAAACGATCAAGGGGTTGTGCTTCAAAAGGCAAACCAAGCTGCTGAAAAATATTATAATCAAACTACTGCTAAAATTATTGATGAATCAGTAAGATTACTAGGTGTAGGTGCGCTTGACGCTGATCAAATTAATGCATTAGACATTCCGGATGATCTTAAAAGAGGTATGCTTCAAGAGCAGGCCAAACAAATAAGAACTTTAAGAGGAAAGTTTGAAGATGACGAAGAAGCGTCAATACAAGACTTAGAGGGTTTTGATAAAAGAATTGAAAACTTATTTTTAGGAAAAACTAAAAACCCTGCTAAAGAATTTAATTCTATATTTGAAGATGTTATAACTAGCAATATGGATGTACAGCTTAAAAATAGTTATATTGAGGTTTTAGTTGACCGAATGAAAACACCGCAAGGGTTTGATGTTTTTGTACGCAATGAAGAAAAAGGTGTTTACGATTCAGATGACGCTTGGGCGTGGGAAATATATTGGAAACAATATGACGATGCTACTACTCACATGAAAGAAGACCTTAAAAAGCGTGACTTAGTAACACGAAAGAATGACTTTCTTAACTATATTAAAAATGCACGAAAAATGAGCCAACAAGCTCCAGAGGTTACCGTAAAACGAGGTGGAGCAAGAATGAAACAAATTCAAGCTAGAGATGAGTTTTTGGAAGCAGGTGAAAGATTTAATCAGTTGGGCGGCACTAAGCCTTTAGAGTTTGATAATGACGGAAATCTTAAAAGAAACTCTAAGAACGAACTTGCTGTATTTGAATTTATTAACAATCAATTTGATGACTATCTCGAATATAAAACTCGTTTATACTTTAACTCAGCCATGGGTATTCTAAGCCCTCAATCAAGACCAACATTATTTGAAGAATATTATATGCCACCAGATACTGTAACTGGTGACCCCGGAATACGCAGAATTGACCCTGCTGAAGAATTAACTCGTCAAGGTTTAATCGAAGGATAACATGATCGAAAATAAAAGAACTGAGCCTCGTATTGCTGATACTATTCATACGGACTCATTTAAGGCTTTAGGCTTTAACCCTATTAGACAAGTAACTGACAGGTCTGATATAGAATTATATAACAGTGACATGGGTATGGCTATGGCTGATCGTGTTGCTGTTAGAGACTTTTATCGATTGCGTTATGGCAATGGGTTTAGAGTGCAGCATGGTCGTGATATGAACGATGGCGAAGTTGATGGAGCAATACGGCAGACCTATGGCATAGATTCAGAAAATATTGACTATACCGCTATTAAGCAAAAGCAGCAAAAAGAGTTACAGTTTTACACAGGTGACTACGAGAACCTAGAAGCTAAAGAATGGTTGTCTGGTACATTGGGTGCTATTTTCGAGGGAGCAGAGGGTGTTGTTGAAGAAGGTGGAAGATTCCTTACAGCAGCTCTTAGTAGCCCTTACTTCGTTGGTGGTTCTATGGGTGGCGGGGCCCTTGATGCGGCATTACAAGCGAGGGTTACTGAAGATGAAGCAAACCAAGTTAGAGAAACAGCAAACGTTATTAGTTCTAAAATAGATGAATTTGTTAATTTTCTACCAGAAGAAATGAGGGGCGATCTCGAAGAACTTAGAGCAAGAGCAGGAGACGCTGACGCTTTATCAATATCAGCAGCGTTTGCGGCATTTCTTAGTAATGCTCCTAACTTCGCAGCGGGTTATATGCCTGCTTGGGCAGGACTATCTTTTATGTATGCACAAGAGAAAAAACATTCTCTAGAGGCATTTGAGGATATATTTGATGTTCCTAGAATGTTACCTACAAAAGAAGAATTTAAAGGGAATGATAACGAGTATAGTGAGTTACTTACCCGATATAACGTAGCACATACATATGCAAGCCTATATGCCGCTGTATCAGGTGGTATTGAATACTTTCAGACTAAAGGATTTAAAAAGTTAGCAGGACTTAAAGGTGAAACTATTCAGCGTGAATTTACCCGAACAATGTTAAGTCAGATAAAAAAGGTTTTGCCTGAAGCAGCATTTAACGTTGGTGAAGAGTTAAGCCAACAACTTGTATACAACCAAGTATTTAATGCAGCT